CTCCGAGCGGATATTATTTTCATTTTACAAGGAGAGCTTGCTCGGGCTCGGACTTTGTAGCAAGGCCCAAAATGCGATATAACACGAATGTTTTTAGAGGGACGATGAACGGGAAGGAGCACACGGTCGGTCTTGACGAGGTAAATATTTTCTTGGCCGCGGGAACGGCTGAATTTGAGATAATGCTCACGCAAGGCACGGCACACATTACGGGCCTCCTTATAGATCTTGTAAAGGAGGCCACTTGCGAAATTCCGTGTTCACGATTTGGCAAGTATGAAGAAAGCACCGCGTCGCAAGGTTTTGTCGACACGGGCGGCGTAATGTTGCGTAAACTCGACACGGCGCATTTTGAAATGCCGAATTTTGGAACGAGTGGCGTCTACATTCTCGGCATTATTCCTCCGACGGACGAATACGCGATTAGATATTACGAGCAGTCAAACGGAGAAACGGCCCGATACAGCAACGACACGTCATACCCGTATGGCACCTCGCAAGGCGCGCATTTTTACGGCAAAATGGAGATCACGACCGCGCCAAATGAAACGGTAAGCGTCAGCTGCTTGGGCAGCTGGGCACACATAATATCGCTTATTTGCGTTTAAGAAAAGGAGATAAAAAACATGTACGGCACCCTTCAAAATAATATGTTTATTAAAGCGCCTAACCCTATTCGTATTACGATTTTTAACCCGACGGACGAGCAATACGAGCAGCACGGCTATAAGCCGACCGTCGAAGAGCCTTTGCCCGAATACGACCCCGAAACGCAGGAGCTCGTCGAGAACAGCTACGAGGCGGACGGCGTTATTCATATTGCGTATAAGGTAGTAACAAAAGAAGAATAAAAGGCGGTGACACCGTGAGACTATATTCTACCCTTGCGAGCTTTTACGCGGGCGACGATTGGAGCGCGTGCAAGGCGGAGGTTTTGCGGCAAAGAATAAAAGGCGACGCGGTATATTGCGAGCATTGCGGCGAGATCATTTTAAAGGATTTTAACCCGCGAGAACGTAACAACGCGGGCGCAATGGTATTTCACCACAAGCGGCCGTTGTTGACCGTTTCGGACGCAAATAACGCGGCGATAAGTATAAACCCGAGCAATATTGCTATATTGCATTGGCAATGCCATAACGTCGTACATAACCGATTTACGGGACAGAATACGCAACCCGAGCAAAAGGTCTATTTAATAACGGGCGCGCCTTGCAGCGGCAAGACGACGTTTGCCCGTGATCGTATGCAGGTGGGCGACGTCCTCGTCGATATTGACGATATATGGCAGCAGATAAGCGGGCAGCCGCGCTATACAAAGCCGAGCAGCTTAAAGCCGTTAGTCTTTGCGACAAGAGACGCGCAAGAGGATAAGGTCCGCACGAGGGCGGGAACGTGGCGCAACGCCTTTATTATTAAAAGCCTGCCCTTGCCTATGGATAGGCGGCGCGAGGCCGAGAAGCTCGGCGCGGAGGTTATAACGATCGAGACACCGAAAGAAGAGTGCCTCGAACGTTTGCATAAAAACCCGAACGGCCGCGACGTCGCGGAATATGAAAAGTTTATAAATAATTATTTCGACATGTTCAAAATTTAACCCCCCGTCAAAAAAAATTTTTCGGCTCGGGGTAACTGTACGAGGGGGACCTCGGAAACGCACGCGCCGAATTTTTCAAATTTTTTTTAGAAAATCGCAAACAAAAACGAAATGTAAGGCGAAAAAATAATTAAAAAATTTGATTTTAACGCGTCGGAACGTGGCGGAAAATAAAAAAGTGTTTCACGTGAAATAAAAGGAGGCGGCGAAAGTGGACGCGACGCAAATAATGCAGCATTTCGGGGACGTGCCCGAGAAAAAGCGCGTGATAATTGAGCAGCTCGCGAAGGACTTTTGCAAATGGGCGAATATTTCGGCGCAGCTCGACGGCTTGCCGACTTTTGAGGTAGACCCGAAAAACCCGAAAAGACAAAGAAAGCTCCCCGCGCACGACATGCTTAAAGACGCGCAGCAGCGCACGACCGAGCTTGCCCGCGCATTGTTGCGCGAGATCGACGGAGAGAGCGAAGAGGAAAGCCCGTTGCTTGCTATGCTTAAAAGGTATAGGGACGCGGGACAATGATTTCTTATATTGAGCAATACAAAAACGCGATAGATCGCGGCGATATTATTGTCGGGTGGAAAATAAAAAAGGTTTTGCAGATCGTCCTTGATTATATGGACGACCCGACCGTTATATTTGACCCGAGGCACGCGCACGAGCGCATGGAATGGCAAGAGCTTTACAGCTTGCAAGGAAAAAAGCCGTTTTATAAAAAGCCTATTTCGTTTATGTTATGGCAGCGCTTTATTTGGGAGGTCGTTTACGGCTTTTTTGATAAAGAAACAAAGCTCCGCCTTATAAATGAAATGTTTTTAGAGGTCGCCCGAAAGAACGGAAAAAGCACGCTTGTTGCGAGCGATATAAATTTCGATTTGTTTATAGGAGAGGGCGGCGTTAATATTTGTTGCGCCTCGAATATCGACAAGCAAGCGAAATATATTTGGTCCGAGGTCGCGGGCATGAGAAAGCGGCTTGACCCGAAAAACGAGGTAACAAGTCAAAACCTTGTGGAGATACGAAACGACGCTTTCGATATTAAGGTTTTGAGAATGAGCGACCGCACCGAAAACAAGGACGGCGACAATTTTATAAAATTCGTTCACGATGAGGCGTGGGAAGGCAAGGACGCCGAGCTACCCGAGGCGGGCGAGCGATCAATGAGCACGCAAGAAAATTGGCTTTTGTTTACGACGTCAACAAACGGATTTGTAAACGGTGGCTATTACGATAAAAAATTAGATTACGCTAACAAATGGCTCGCGGGCGAAATTGAAAATCGGCATTATATACCGTTTTTATATGAGCAGGACGACGAGGCGGAGGTTTGGGGCGATATAAACGTTTTGCAAAAGAGTAACCCCGCCCTTATTTACGGCGTTAAAAAATGGGCCTTCTTGGAGCAAAGCCGCATAAAAGCGCAGCTCGACAAGGAAAGCCGAATGCACTTTTTAACGAAGGATTGCAATATAAAAGTATCAAATGCGCAAGCGTGGCTTTCTCGTGATGATTACGACTATCCGCAAGAGGTTAAACGGCTCGAAGATTGGCGCGGCTGCTTTGCGCTCGGCGCGGTTGATTTATCGGATTGCGGCGACTTGACGTGCGCAAAGGTCCTTTTCATGAAGAAGGGCGACCCGACGAAATATGTTTACACAAAATATTTTATACCCGAAAGCAAGCTCACGGACCGAGACAACGGCGCGGCCTATTCCGAATGGAGCAAGGCAATAAACCCCGCCGACGGCGAGCCGTATATAACCGTATGCAGCGGAAACAAGGTAGATCAAACGCGGGTGGCCGATTGGCTTTTCTCTTTGCAAACTCGTTATAACGTGCGCGTAATGTGTACGGGTTACGACCGTTGGCATAGTGACGTTTTTATTTTGAGAATGAGCAAGAAAAACGGTTACGGCATGGAAACAATGCGCATAGATCAAAACCCGAAGGTGCTTTCTTTTCCGATGAAAATGGTAGAAAGAGACTTGCAGGCGCGCTTGATAAATTACGGCGAAAACCCCGTCGACAAAATGTGCTTTTCAAATACGAGCGCTAAAATTATGAATGACCGAATAATGCCCGAGAAGATCGCGGGAGAATACGAGCGAAAAATCGACGGCACGGTTTGCTTAATAATTTTATACGCGACATACGAAAAAAACGAAATGCAATTTTCGCAATATGTGAGGTGATAACGTGGCGGAAAATAAAAATATTTTTGCCCGAGCGTTTGAGGCGATCGGCTCTTTGATCGGCGGCGGCGGACAAAAGAAAAGTAAAGGAATGAAGAAGGCCGCAAGGTTGAACGGTTACGAGCCGACGTTTACGTCTTTCGGCGATAACGCGCTTGCGTCGGATTTGGTCCTCGACGCGATACGCTTAAAGGCGGAATTTATAAGCAAGCTCGACCCGCGACATATAAGGACCGAAGGCGGGACGCAAAAGCGAATAGACGAAAGCAGCATTGCGCGAGTTTTGCGCGAGCCTAACGCTTATATGACGACAAGCGATTTTCTTTATAAAATTGCTTTTCTCCGCGAAGCGACCGAAAACGCTTTTATTTACCTCGACTATTATTGGACGAAGGGCGGCTATAAATATTATACGGGCGCGTATATTATACAGCCGTGGCGTTGGTGCTATTACGAGGACGAGCAAACGGGCGAGCTATATATTGGCTTTAAATTCCGTAACCGAGACGACGAGGTCGTCTTTAAATATTCCGAGATTATACATTGGCGCAAGCATTACGAGGACGACGAGTACGACGGCGGCGGCAAGTATTCAAACGCGGAAGAGCGCGACGTCCTTAATACCTTGCAGGCATACCACACAATTTGCGAAAGCATAGCGGAGGCCGCAAAGTGCGCTTGTTATTTCGACGGAATTTTGCAAGTGAACGCATACGGCGAAGAGCCCGAGAACGTGCAGAAAATCCGCGACGAATTTATCGACGATTTGCGCAAAGGCAAAAAGGGGGTCGCGGTCCTCGATAACGGCGCGGAATGGAAAGACGTAAAACGCGAGCTTAAAATGGTTGATGAAAAAACAATGCAACATTTTAAGAGCAAAATTTTACAGCATACGGGCGTAAGCCCTGCCATGCTTTCGGGAGACTTTACGCCCGCGCAAAAGGACGCATTTTACGAGCGTTGTATTGAGGGCGGCGTGTTAAGTCTCGGGCAAGCGTTTACAAAAACAGCCTTCACAAAATGGCAAAAAACGCACGGCGACGAGATTATTTTTTATCCAAACAAAATAGAGCTCATGAGCACAAACGAAAAAATTTCACTTTTGGGCGCAACGAACGCTATGGGCGTTTGGAGTGTAAACGAGGTCCGCGAAATGTTCGGCAAGCCGCCCGTAGAAGGCGGAGACGCC